GGGCCGAGCGGCCCCAGGTATCGCCCGCATGGCGCGGGAGGATGCCTCTCTTTGAGAGGTCTTAGACCTTATTCAAGTCTTACACAAGACTTGCCACCTTCACATTTGCGTGTCGGTGTGTATCTCGTAAGCTAAGCTTACGGTCCCAGATTTCTTCATCCAGGGGAAATCCGTCCGTGAACTCATTATAGTCCACGTGGAGTAGACTGCCTTGGTCTACGATTGTTGGGGGGTCCCTAGGGACTCTCTCCCCCAATGCGAGTAGCTGGTCATCCAGCTGCTCCATCATACCTACAAGGTATGCTGCGGGATCCGCGGCGACAACCCAGTGTGGGTTCCCCCGATCCCGATTCTCCATCTGTTGGAGAACCTTGACACAAAGTTTTATATCTCGTGTCACGACTACCTGCACCTTCGGTACAGGTAGCCTAGACAACTCCCATAAGATGTAGTTGTCTGACTCAATATATAAATTGAGTCTATCTACCACTCTTCGTGGTAGCTCCTCCTTCTGGAAAATGAACCGAAGGAGTTCCTCTAGGTGCATTTCCGCTATGGAAACATTCCTAGAGACCCAGTCGTTGAATAGTTGACGACTGGTAGGGTACCGAGTATCATCCCGGTACCCCAGGGAAACCCCTAAGGGGTTTACCGTCTCGACACCACTTCTTTTTACAAAGTAGGTGTCGAGGTCCAGGAAATTGAATCCTGGACACTTCCATTGCTCTATAAAGCCATGGAAGTCCACGATTGGGTCTTCCGTTAGACCCCCGTGGAAGTCCCGATTTATATTAAACCGGGGCTCTGGAGGGTCCCGTCCCTCCAGTAAGGCCTTGTAGTAACAAGACCTTGCCAACCTTAAGAAGGTTCGCTGTGGACTTTCTATCTCGTAAGTCCGTATAGACCGCATCATATTCATTGCGGCCTCATCCTTCGGTTCGAGGATTGAATCCTCGGGAAGGATCTTCCGAAGTCCTTCAATCTTCGGAAGCCAGAGGTGGTGTTTGTGAACCACCCTGTCAAGCCTGTCACTTCTGACAAACTTGTATGCAAAGGATCCCCTTTGCAGCTGGGAGAGGCGAAACTTCGTCTCCCTGGGGTGTCGACCAACATCGTCGACAACCCTACGGAGGAACCCACTTGAAGTGGGAAAACCTCCGTCCCCCCCAATCTCAGTGGGGGTATACGGACAAAGAGTGTCCGAATCCTGCGGCAGCAACAGGTGCTGCAGGATGCCAGCCTTTCTAAAATAGAGGCTGGCACGTGGGTTGGTTGTATCAGCCCACCTCGCTTCTTTCCCCATAAGGGCGAAGCGGCCCTGATTCGTAAAGGAATACGAATCAGTCTCCAGCTTGATGTTTAACATAAGCCGGATCCTGGGGTAATCTATGTACCCCAGCTCCTGTCCTCTTCTCATTTGGACATGGATCGAGTCGGACGCCTTCTTTGGCATCACGACCCCTTCTTCGCAATAAAAGGCGAAGAATTCTGAGATGTATGTATCATCCCAGCTTACCTTGAATAGAGTTTCAAGGTTGGAGAGATGTCTCTCAAGGACATCCCTCTGTCGAGATATCGCTATCTCGTCGTCACCCACCAGGGTGTACACCCTCAATCCTGAGAGTCGGCACATGTAGTCATGTGCTACGGTGAGCATGAACTTTGTCATCATGTCACCCATAAACCAACCTCTTGTTGCGTTTATGAGACGAAAGCCACCTTTCGTCGGCACAAGTACCTTCCTGGGACTTGTGTAGAGCCTACGCATGAGTAAGCTCAGACCCCTTGGTAGCCAAGGGGTCAGCTGGATGCACATTTCTAGTGTATCCAGTGCGAACTTCTTATTCCCGAAGTCCGTGGCTTCCGACAGATCTGTCGAAAGATAGAAGGCATCTCCCTCGATGTCTTCCCAGCCCGCAGAAACCTGCGGGTTTAGCACCTCACGCATAAATCTCCAGAGGTGCCTATCTGCCCGGAGTCCACTCCGGACGGACTTACCAGTCAAACAAGCCTGGTAAACATGGGCGAAAACACCCATGATCACTTGGTAGGCATATGGCGCTACCGTGATGGTCCGAGCCTTCGAGGGCTCGGACACGACATGTAGTCTGACAAGACGTACATACCAGGGCAATTCCATACACGTTTGGATTGCCCAGTCAAGAACATCTTCTGCGTTCCTGACAGGGCGAGGATCTATATTCGTCCTCGCCATTGTATGCCAATCGTACTTGGCATGCAAGGACTTGCTTCTCGCAAGTCTTGAGAGGAAAGCTGTCTTTCCTCCCTGCTGTCTCGTTGATTCGAGACAAGCGGTGGTCCCAACTGAGATCACTGCCTTTTCGGGACGTGCGTCCCGAAGGCCACCAACCGTTTCCAACATGATCGGCTGGATAACAGGAACATCTTCCTCGTGCTCCTGTACGATAGAAATAAACTTTTCTACCGATCGGCGACGCATCTCGGCGTCGGCGAGCCCTGTGGCCCTAGTTTGGGTCCACATGAGGATGTACCGAGCAAACTCTTTCGGTCCATCAAAGTCGTGCCTTTTGCGGCAGACGTTCAAATAGCACGCAACTGTGCTATTTGGCCGAACATTTTCCAAATGTCCGGTAGTAGCAAATGCTTTTCTCATTTGCTTCTTCAGACCCTTCAGAAGGGTCTGGAACTGCGCATAATTCTGTGCACAGTTCTCTAACGCCCAACGCGTTAGACGGTCAACTACTTTGTAGTCGATTTCGTCATTCGTTACTATGTAAGGAATGACGACGGCATCAGCGGTATGGAACCACTGACGCACACGCCCGAGTTTTCCTCCTCGGACATGTCGTGCTAACTGTTGTTTAAAGTTAACACTAGCTTTATAGTAAAAGCTTGACAGCAACACTTGTTGCTGAGACCTGAAGTCAAATTCCTCCAGGAACCTCGGTGCACCACGTACACCAAGGGATTTCTCCTGCCGTGCAGGGGATATACGTCTCTCAAAGAGAGACGGACTGCTCTTCAAAGAGCAGTAATAGTCCTCCAATCTTTGGAGGACGGTTGAACTTGGTTCAACCATGATCCTGGGGCCGCCCCGCCCTATAGAAGGCAGCGGGGGGCTCCAGCGAATTGTCATAATAATGACGTTT